GCAACAGAACTAAAATGCTCATACATTGATTTGTTGGCTTGCATGGCCTTTGAAACAGGTAGAACTTTTAATCCTGGAATACAAAATAGTATTGGTGCTACTGGGTTAATTCAATTTATTAGACCAACTGCTATAGGACTTGGCACGACGACAGATCAATTGAGAACAATGACCAGAGTTGAACAAATGGATTGGGTATTAAAATACTTCAAAGCAGGCCCTATTAGAAAATTATCTAGTGTAACTTTAGAAGATCTTTATATGGCAATTCTTTGGCCAGCCGCAGTAGGTAAATCTAACGACTATGTATTATTCTCAAGTCCGTCAAAAGCCTATGAGCAAAATAAAGGACTTGATCTTAACAAAGACGGAAATATAACAAAGGCAGAAGCTGCTGCTAAGGTTAGAAATCAATTAAGTTACATTAGAACACAGTTATTAAAAATACCAGATGAGGGCGGTGTTTGGAAAGACAGTAGCGGAAATACTATTAAAGACGGTAGTGGAAATCCTGTAAGATACGGCCCTTATCCGCCTAAATAAATACTGTCATGGCATACAAAAACACTATTATTACACCTCCTAATGCTGACAATGTAACAACACAACAACGCAGTCAATTTTATAAAGGCTTCAGTACAGTTGATGAAACTACTACTAACGTCAAGCTCTACGACTACGAATTAATAAAACAAGATATTCTCAATCAGTTCAACACACGTAAAGGTGAACGTGTAATGAACCCTGAGTTTGGTTCTATTATATGGGACTTGATTTACGAACCATTAACTCCTGTAGTGAAACAACAGATAGCGGCAGACATTGATAGAATCTTAAATTTAGATCCTCGAGTGGTTCCTACTCTAATTAATATTGTCGAACAAGATTACGGTTTTCTTCTTGAATTAACTCTAAGTTATCGAAACTCAGATGTTAGCGACAATATGATATTATCATTTGATAAACGTGTCGGATTAGCCGGCTAATAAACTACGCAGTTTATTATTAAAATAAATATGCTATAACTGGATAATATATGATTCCGTCAACAAATTCTAAATTGCTTGTAGCCGAAGATTGGAAAAAGGTATACCAATCTTTTAAAAATTCTGACTTTAAGAGCTACGATTTTGAAACTCTACGTAGAACAATGATTTCGTATCTACGTGAAAAATATCCTGAAGATTTCAACGATTATATTGAATCAAGTGAGTTTATTGCATTAGTTGACTTGATAGCATATCTTGGACAAAATTTAAGTTTCCGAGTTGATTTAAATGCTCGTGAAAATTTCTTAGAAACTGCACAGCGTCGAGACAGTATCTTACGTCTTGCACAACTGATTAATTACAATGCTAAACGAAATACTCCAGCTAACGGATTATTAAAATTAACAGCAATATCTACCACTGATAATGTGTTTGATGCTAACGGTAGTAATCTTGCAAATTCTATTATAGCCTGGAATGACTCTAGTAACTTAAACTGGTACCAACAGTTTATTACCGTACTCAATTCAGCAATGCCAGGTAGCACTACATTTGGCAAACCCTACGATAAAAAATTAATCAGTTCAATTCCCACAGAACAATATAAAATAAATTCAGCAAATTCTGATGTGCCAGTTTTTTCATTCTCTAAGACAATTGGCGGAATATCAATGCCTTTTGAAATTACCGGTTGCGAATTTACAGGCAAAGAATTCATCTATGAATCTGTACCTAAGCCTGCAGATCAGTTTAGTCTTTTATTTAGGAACGATTCAAAAGGAAGTTCTAGCGCCAATACAGGTTTCTTTACACATTTTAGACAAGGTACATTAAATCTTACTAGTTTTAATATTGATGCTCCTGTACCTAATGAAATTGTTGGAATTAATGCCAGCAATATCAACGATTCAGATACATGGTTATGGCAGATTGATGCCAACGGAAATTATTCAACCAATTGGGCTAAAGTGAATAATATTGTGGGAAATAATGTTATCTATAATAGCCTTAACAATGATCAAAGAAATATTTTTGCAGTTACTACTCGTGAAAATGATCAAATTGATTTAAATTTTGCTGATGGTTTATTTGGAAATTTACCCAAAGGTAATTTTGTATTTTTCTATAGACAAAGTAACGGATTAAAATATTCTATCAAGCCTGAACAAATTAACGGAGTACAAATCCAAGTTCCATATTTCAACAAATCTGGACAAAGACAAAGTCTTACAATGACTTTTAGTCTTCAATATACTGTGTCTAATAGTGAAGGAGCCGAGTCTGATGTTGATATTAGATTAAAAGCACCGCAGGCCTATTACACACAAAATCGAATGGTTACAGGGGAAGACTATAATATTGCTCCTTTAACTGCCGGTGCAGATATTGTTAAAGTTAAAAGTGTCAACAGAATCTCTAGCGGAGTTTCAAAATATTTTGAGTTAAGCGATGTTAGTGGAAAATACTCTAGTACAAATGTATTTGGCAGTGATGGTGCAATATATCAAGACAACACCGTGTTAACTTTTGATTTTTCTTTTACTAATAAAAATGAAATTTATGCTGCAATTATAAATCAAATGATTCCTATTGTTGAGTCAACAAGCATGAGGAATTTTTATCTTAATAATTGGGCAAGACCGCAACTATTAGATCCTAAAGTATATTGGCAACAAGTCACCAAGTCAACTAATCAAACAACTGGATATTTTAAAGATTCTTTAAACACACCCTTGCAAGCGGGCGTATTTTCTTCAAACAATCTAGCCTATGTTAAACCCAATAGCTTAATTAAATTTATTCCTCCTGAAGGGCAGTATTTTTTACCTAACGGCACATTAACAACAGTGCAGGATTCTACAACTCGAGAGTTCCAATGGACTAAGACAGCATTAGTAATTGGTGATGGAGCATATGGCGGTTTAGGAACATTACCTGACGGTACTGGCCCGATAATTTTAACACAATTTGTTCCAACTGGTGCTGTTGCAAAAGAAATTATTCCAGCGTTTGACACAGTATTCAGTTACACACTACAAACTGATGTGGCTAATTTGTGTGTATCTAAAAGAAATTTTGGTTTAAGTTTTGCTCTTGACACTCGTCAATGGTATATCATCACTGATACAAATTTAAATTCAAACGGTAATTTTTCTATTGTTTATCAGAAAGACGTTACTAATAGCAACAGAGATGCTAGTTGGCTTTTTGCATTTGAATGGACAGGAATTGGGTACCAAGTAAAATATAGAGTAACTGATTACATTTTTGAAAGCGAAAACGAAACAGCGTTTTATTTTGATAATACATCAAAGAACTTTGACTTTATTAAAAATACAGTAGTTAAAGATCAAATTAAAATATTATCAACTAATCCTGCTCCTGCAAGTTATTACGGAAATGCAGTATTGTCAATTAATACAAATAGTGCGGGAAATGTTACCGGATTTAATATAGAAAACAGGGGATCAGGATTCGTTACCACTCCTAGCATAACAACGTCTTTGCCCGGCACTGGAGGATATTTTATACCATTGCTAAAAAACGGTAGTATTTCAGAAGTGGTAATTGTTAATTCTGGATCTGGATATCGATCAACCTGCTCAGTAACAGTGGGAGTTTCTGATGCTGCATATTCTACTTTACCGTTAGGGCTTGATTATGGTTGGCAGATTGATGGAAATATTATCGAAGCCGATGGTTACGTTGAACCTAAAAAAATTAAAATATCGTTCTTAGATGAATATGATGATGGTCAAATTGAAAATCCTGATGCGTTTGACGATATTGTCGCCACTGACTCAGTTAGTTTTCAAACAGGTAAAAAAGACAAGTTTGTATTTTTTAAACGAGCCGCTGACGGCCTAACATATTCTATTATAGACGGAACTGATATTTTATCTTTTCCTTCAGAAGACAATGTACCGCTTCCTCTAACACAATATAGTGATGGACAATTATTTTACTTCTACGATTCTTCGATAGATGTTATTAAAAGTTATTCAACAAGTACAACAGACTCTTTTACATTAGAATCTGATTACTTTGCTAAACCGGGACGTAGAGGATTAACATTTCAATATAAACATAATAGCGGTGAAGATAGAAGATTAGATCCGAGCAAAACAAACTTAATTGATATTTTTATATTAACAAAAAGTTATGATACTGATTATAGAAATTGGTTAACAACTACCACTGGTAGTGAACCGTTGCCGCCGACTAGCTCGGCATTAGAAGAAAATTATTCTTCATCGCTCGAAGGCATTAAGTCAATAAGTGATGAATTAGTTTACCAACCTGTAAAATACAAAGTTTTATTTGGAACAAAAGCAACTAAAAATTTACAAGCAACATTTAAGGCTGTGAGA